GAAGTTGAGCAGACCCTTAAATCTCATTTCAACGTAACACAAGAACAACTAGACGCATGGTGCAATGCTGCCCATGCCAGTGATCACATTTTCCCTCAAAGTAATATGGTCGCTATCGCTGACCTTTACATTGACTACGAAGTTCAACGTGACGTGATCCACGACCATGTCAAGAACATCATGAAACGTTGGGACTCGCGTATTTGTTCACCAGGTTCGGCTTGCCGTATCATTGGCGGTGACGGCCGGATCTTTTTGTATGATGCTCAACATAGAAGTATTGCTGCTGTGCTACTAGGCTTTAAAGATATCCCTTGTGCTATTGTAGAAACAGATGATCCTAATTTTCCATCATTTGCATTTGAAATGCTCAACGACACCGGCGTTCGTAGACTAGGTCCGGGCGACCTACATCGTAATGCTCTAGTACGTTACAAGAATGGTAGCCGTGATATCAAGAATGTCCGTGCCCGTGTCATGCAAGATCAATTTGATGCATTGGGCATTGATCTTGAAGATAAAAACACTCGTAAAAGTGCCACACTACGTGGCGACAACGAGTACTTCTTTAGCCATTTCAAATACGCACAAAAAGGTATTGAGCTAGACGAAAAAGGTCGTGTGCTGAATAATATACTTGCTGCTATCAAAGACACATTTCAAATGCAGGAAGAAATCGATCAAGGTGTTTACATTGGATTGTATGAATTGTATCGATTGTCCAGCACCAATGTTCGGGATCAACTGCCAGAAGGATGGATGCGTGAAGTTCTAGCCAAGTGCAAACAAACATTCAAAAGTTCACATTTGATTCATAGTAAAGCAAAAGTGCAATGGGAACACAGTCATCCGGGTGCAGGTTGGAACGCTCCGTTGGCTATGAGTAACTTTTTGCGAGAGTTGTATATTCGCAACGGTGGCACAATTGTGTTGCCCTATCATGGCGAAGGTAGTAAAATTGGCATTGAATCAAACAACATTGCACCAGGCCTATTTCCGGAGGATGTGTGACATATAAATTATTTGCCCCAAAATGTGCTTACCCTACATGTCTTAATCTTGTGGGATATCACAAGCGTTATTCCAAGCAGGATAACACACGAGGTTACCGATGGAAAAATGCCTGCGAAGAACACAGAGGAAAAAAGAAACATGAATTTGACAAATGGAAAATGGAGTTGGGATGTGAAAATTCAGATGCAAGATATGGTTTTAAATGCACCTCTACCATCACCAGTGCTTCGCAAATTGATATCCATCACAAAGATGGTAATAGATACAATGGTTCGACGGATAATTTAGAACGTATATGCCGTAATTGTCACAGTCGAATTACTGTAGAAAATGGCGATCATCTCAATAGATATACTGTAACCACATATTTAGATCCAAATTTATTTGAACTACAATGTTAAAAGAATCTTTAGAAAATTTTACTGCACCAAACTACGGCAAAACTCAGCGATCTCCTGCTACCTATCAAACAGTTGCAGGGCATTGTACCAGGCACATTGAGAGGCTAGTACAAGAATATCATCGAGTTCAAAATGATCAGCAGTTACTGAGAGAAATTCGCAACGACATTGATTATTATTTGCGTAGATATCACGAATACTGCATCAAACAGCGTGATGGCATGAAGGCTCATTATCATGAAGTTGGTGCAGATGAGGATTGTGATTTTGAGCATTTGATACCAGCTGCAAGAATTAGAGATTTGCTTTTGGCAAATATTATTACAGTTCAACAGGCTCTTAACGCTCCTACAGTAAGGTTAAGCAGAGTCAAACATGTTCTACTTAAGGATGCAGGTTGGGCGGCCCACACTCCGGATATGTGGCTCCCGTTTATAAGATATAGCAGTGTTTTTGCAGCTGAGTTTCAAACTTACGATGGCACAATTATTGATCCAAATAGCTGGACTCTGGAACAACACTACAGTTATTTTAGGCATCTGGAACTATAAATATTGGATGGATGAAGTAAATCGTTTGTATTTTATTGTTGGATTTTTGCTTGGAGTATTACTAATTGGTAGTATAGCTGTGGCGCTAGGACTAATTTATCACGAATGGATCAAAGAAGATCCAAAAGAATCCGAATAAATTCATCCAAAATTTTCCAGTTGACCTAAATTATCTAATTTGCTATAATAACAGTATAGTAACTTACCAATTAGATTATGTCTGATTCAGTTGACCTTTATTGTACTTACGACCAAGATACACAAGAGTGGCTTGTTTGGTTCCAACAACCAGTTTTAGGAGGCATGCACGTACTCGAATCCTTTAACAACGAAGCAGATGCTAGGGCCTTTTGGCAACAACAAATTGATTCTGCAGATTATGGAGATGAAGAGTGATTATTAAACTAGAACATCATTTTAAAAATACTTGTTACGATATTCATAAATTGTTAAAAGGAGTTACAAGTTTAACAACTTTCTTAAATCGCCTCGACAAACAAAGCCAAGAACAGCCAGAGATGTGGAACCCAAAAAAATATAAAGGCGACGGATTTGAATGTTTGGTAGAGGCAATTATTAAACTTAATCCGACAAATACTCGGATTAATATTACAAATTATAAACCTTCTTTAGTTGACAATATGGGAATTGACGGCACCGGAGAAACCTTTGATGGTATGCCGCATGAAATTCAGGCTAAAATGTCCATGGATCCAACTAGATTAATTACCGAAGAACACGAACACATTGCTATGTTTCCGGCAATGGCCGGAACAAAGCACATGGGCAAAGAATTTCAAATGACTTTGTTTACAACTGGCAAAGATCTTCATTATGTTTTAGAAAACTTTAATAATAAGGTAAGAGTACTTGGACGGAAAGACATTGAGAAACTTGTGAATACTCCAATATTTTGGAAACACTTCTATGAGTTAATGATTGACAAGTAAACATGTAAATTATAAAATATGTACAAAAGGTAAGATTGACGCCTGACTTACCTTCCATTCTTTTCAGGCGAAGGAATAATAGGAGAAAATTATGGACCCACGTCCTTATCAAAGCGAAGCAGCAGATGTCCTTCAATCAAGCCAACACATTCCACTAGGCAGAATAATTTGCCCAACTGGTGGAGGCAAAACTCTAATTGAATCTCTTTTTTTAAATAAGCAATTGAGTTTTTCTGGTTCTAAAATCCACCTTGTACTTGCTCCTCGAATTGCTCTAATTAATCAACTTATAAAAGATTATCGAGATATTGCAGGGCAAGGTTATGTAGCATTAGCCTTTCATAGCGGTAAGGATGAAAGAGATTATCAACAAATTAAATGGCAAGAATTTTCAACTACAAGCCGTGAAAAAGTTGATGAAGAACGAATTCGTGCCAAGTTGTTAAAAAAAGATTTGGTAATTTTTTCCACTTATATGAGTATGAAAAAGTTAATTGACATCGACTTTAATGTTATTATTGCCGATGAAAGCCAATACTTAGTTGCTGAGAATTATTTTGAAATCTGGCAGAAGCTAAAAGGGGAACAAAAACGTTGTTTTACTGCTACCGAGCGGCACACTACCTCTTATAACGGCCGAGGCCTTAATAATGAGACGGTTTTTGGAAAAATTCTATTTCAAGAAACTCCAAAAACTCTAATTGATGGCGGTTGGATCGTTCCTCCTCGGCTTCACATTATGTATGCCGAAACTGAAGATTCAATTAAAACTTTGATTGACGAAATTGTCAATCTAGCAAAATACCAAGATAAAGTTACGCTAAAAACCATGCCAGCAAGTAAGATATTATTTGCTATGAAAGGCACCGATGACGTTAAAAAAGTTACAGAAAATATTAAAACAATAAAGGCAACAATGCCTAACCATAAGATATTCACTATTGTAAGTAATGCCAAATATGGTTCAATGGTTGACGGTATTAAAATGGCTCGAGGCAACTTTATGAAAGAACTTCGAGAGTGCGACAATGCTCTTATTTTTCATTATGACATACTGTCAGAAGGCATTGATATTGACGGTATTACCGGAGTAGCAATTCTTCGCAATATGGTAAAGAGTAAACTAATTCAAACAATTGGTAGGGCGTTACGTATTTTTAAAGCGAATCCTTTGGCAAAGCCTTATGCTATTGTCTCTGTTCCTGTACTTAACAATAATGACGAAACAAGAACCTGGGTAGGATATATTGTTGGACAAATCCGAGATGCAGGTTTTGAAATTAACATTGAAGATATAAATTATACCGGAGGAGATGGATCAGGAATCAACGACGACGATGGGCTCGACGATGCATATGATTTTGGAAAAAAGAAAAAAGTGCAGGCATTTCTTGAAGAAATCATTCACGAAATGGAATTAGTTGAACTTCGGGCGGATCTTTCTAATATGTCAGATGAAGAACTAATGACATTCGAATAATATTGGTTTACAATATTAGATACAAGTGCTATAATATAACATAGAGAGAGTTACGCTTCGCTCTCTATGTTTGTTCAATGAAGCGATGGAAAAAGAAATGAACATGAAATACAACATCAAAAATCTCGAACAAGTCAAATATTTTGTAACCAAACGGGCAAACGGGCATAACGTATATACCAACCCAAACATTTTTATAGGTCAACTTTCAAAAGAATCTTTCCGAAAAAGCGATACTTTTTGTGTTTGGTTCAATATTGAATTGGTATACTTGTTATTGTCTAAATATAATATCAATCCAAACAAAATTATGTTTGCCGGCGACGATGCTGACAAGAAAAAGAAATGGGTTGAAACTTTTGGTGTTAGATATATTGATTACCAAGAGGAGTCTATTGATAATATGAAATTTACTTATACTTTAATGAATCCGGGGTTTGATATCACAATTGAGTGTTTTGAAACCGCAAAAAATATTACCGAAGAAAAAATCTTTATGATTTCTAATACAAGTGCCTTTGAACGTAAAAAAATGCTTGAAAACTTAGCATATTACGAAGCACTTGGTGTTCATGCGTTTGATGAACAAATTATGACTGCTCTTTCTGTATACAATATAAACGGAGCAGAATACACCGAAGTTAAATTTAAAGACGGAACTAAAGAAATTGTTACAGATATTCAAATGGTTCCTGGTGAGAATAACATCAAAGAATGGAAATTCGCTTGTAGCGTAATTGCTAAAAAGTTAGATGGCATTGAAGTAAATTACGGTGCTTTGGAACGTCCAAAAGTAAAACAAGCAACAACAGGTATTCCTCTTATTTTTAACGTTGGAAAAGCTAGTGATGATGATTTTTCAGATATTGTAATTTGCGATATAGAACAGAAAGAGAAAGCGACTGGGTTCGGAAAACACAAAGTGGTTTTTAACAAAAACGGTGCCCCGGGCAAAATTGGAGCAATTAAGTATGCTGGTCCAGAATATGGAACAGGTCATAACGCTATGAGTATTATTGTTGACAGTAAAGAAATTGCCCTAGAATACATTGAGTATCTCAAATCCGAACCTGTCGCTAGGATGGTAAAAGGTATTAAATCAAATACCGTAGTTAACAAACAAGGTGTTTTCCAGTTTATTCCTAAAATGGAATTAAAAGATCAATGGATTTAAACTTTATCAAAGATTATATCCGAAATCGCCCTTATATGAGTGGGATTGAGCGAGACAAAAATAGAGTAAAGCAAACACAAGAATGCTTTACGAAAGATTTTTTAGTGAGTAAAGTTTGTGACTTGTTACAAGAACAAGATCCAACGGCGTTTTTAGATCCTACAAAAACTTTCATTGATCCAACAGGATGTGGAGACGGTCAACTACTAGGTGAAGTTTTAATACGCAAAGTAGAAAATGGCATAGATTTTGAAACAGCACTTAGTACAATTTACGGTGTTGATATTATGCCAGACAACGTCAAACTTTGCCAGGACCGATTACTGTGCGGACAAGAACATCTACGCCACATAGTCGAACGAAACATAGTTTGTGCAGATGCACTAACTTATAATTACACATTTGGTGAAAAAGAAACGTTTGGCAACGGCTTATTCGAAGTTGAGTAAATACTAGTAAAGAATACAAATAAATTTCAAGATAAAGTAGGGTTATTTTGATAGTAATTTATTTTTATTGAAATCCAAATAAATAAGTATATGGAAATTTAT